GTGGCAATGCTGGATCAGTTACCAATGGCGTATATACTACAGGTGATCAAACTATTGGTGGTACTAAGACTTTTAGTAACACAATCAGTGGAAGCATAACCGGAAATGCTGGATCAGTTACCAATGGCGTATATACAAATGGCTCATATGCTGATCCAGTATGGCTTACATCAATTGCAGGTAGCAAAGTAAGTGGCGACATCAGTGGCAATGCTGGATCAGTTACCAATGGCGTATATACTACAGGTGATCAAACTATTGGTGGTACTAAGACTTTTAGTAACACAATCAGTGGAAGCATAACCGGAAATGCTGGATCAGTTACCAATGGGGTATATACTACATCAAGTGTTAATGCTCTAGCAGATGTTGATACTATAACTGCTGCTCCTACATCAGGACAAGCACTACTATGGAGTGGGACAAATTGGATTCCTGGTACAATTACGCCAGGTGGTGTAACTAAAATTATTGCAGGAACAAATATTTCAATTAGCCCTACAAACGGCCTCGGTGATGTTACTATTACATCAACTGCAACTAGTGGTGCTGGTGGAAGTTTAGATTTTGGTACATTTAGTGCACCGGCGGGCTTTAGTTTAGATTTAGGAACATTTTAAAAGGTTTAGGAGACAACAATGGCATTACAGATTAGAAGAGGCTTAGAAACAGATAGAGCAGTAGTTACTCCTGCACCAGGTGAGCTTCTATTCACCACTGATCAAAGCAAATTATATATTGGGGATGGTGCAACTGCCGGTGGCACACTTATCACCGGCAGCGGTATTGGCAACCTTGTTGAAGATATCACTCCTCAATTAGGTGGTGATTTAGATATTAACGGATATAAAATTGTTAGCTCAGGTAATGGCAATATTGAACTAGACCCTGCAGGTACAGGTACTATTATTCTCCACGGGAATTTAACAATCGATACTAATGGAAATTTCACTAAAACTGGAAATTTAAACTTCTCACCCGTTGGTCTTACTACAATAGGTAGCAATGTATCATTAGTTGATGGTAATTTGGCGCTTACTCGAAATTCTTACTCTAGTACAACCGGGCAAGGTTTTACATTTTCACAGCATCATGAAACAGCCGATGCTGTAAATTTTACATTTTACAGAACTAGAGGAGTCGGATCTGCCCCAACTACTGTAGTTAACGGTGATGACATTATTGATATTAACTTTATTGGACAAACTACTTTACAAGCTGCTGTAGCAGCATCTATTGGTGTTACAGTTGACGGGATTCCAAGCACTACCCGAGTACCTGGTAAAATTACATTTGCTACCGACAACGGGTCATCTCAAGCAATTCGAGCAGAATTATCAGCAGTAGGTGTGTGGAAGGTTAACAGTATTCAAAATTTGAGCGGAACTGATCTAACTCTTACTGCTACAACAGTTAACGTTGCTGGCAATATGCAAATTAATGCACAGGGCGATTTAAGATTTGCAGATACAGATAGTTCGAATTGGGTTGCTTTCCAAGCACCAGGAACAGTAGCTGCTAATGTAACTTGGACACTTCCTGCAGCAGATGGAACATCAGGACAAGTACTTTCAACCGACGGATTGGGCGCACTAAGTTGGGCAACTGCAAGTGGCGGAACAGGTCTAGCATCTCGAACAGCAGTTTCTGAAACTACCGGTGTACTTGCTACCGGAGAAACAACGGGAGTATCAATTACTGGGGCTAAAGGATACATTTTATATAAAATACAAACTAGTGTTGCTGCATGGGTTAGAATTTATACTAGTGTTGATGCTAGAACTAACGATAGTTCTAGAGCAGAAGGTGTTGATCCGCTACCAGGGGCTGGAGTAATTGCCGAAGTTATTACAACAGGGGCATCAACCATTGTTATGTCTCCGGGTGTAATTGGATTTAATGATGAAAGTATAACGTCGTCAAGTATTGCCCTAGCAGTTACTAATAAAAGCGGCAGTTCTTCATTAGTTACTGTTACATTAACTATCTTGCAAATAGAGGCATAATATGTCTATAGCCGACTACCTTCGAAAAAAAGAATACATTGTATCAGTGAATGATTTTCAAGATTTAGAATCCATTTACGACGATTTAGAAACTCAAGGTAAAGCACCTCCAAACATAGAATTAACTCGGAGTGTTGATTGCCTACATCGAAGAACTACTAGCAGAAACACACACTATTTGCTAGCAGACTGGGAGGCAGATGCGTTAAAAAATGACCCACGTATTAAATCAGTAACTCTTGCGCCGCGTTATCTTGGAATTAAATCTGGCATTAATAATATAGTACAAACATCAACAGCATGGGACAAGTCTGGGACTACCAGTAACACTATGAAAAATTGGGGATTGCTACGATGTGTAGAAGGTGTTCAGAGATCAGGATGGGGCGGAAGTGGATATTCAGGCGGCGGCGTCGGTACTCCTGCACAAACTGGTACCATTAATCTCACACAAACTGGACGTAATGTTGATGTTGTGATTTGCGACTCAAACGGAATTGTATGGAATCATCCTGAGTATGCAGTTAATGCAGATGGCACTGGCGGCACTAGAGCCATCCAGTACAACTGGTTCCAACATAATGCTGAAATTGGCAACGGTACTAACGGTACATACAGTTATGGCGTAGGTGATCACTCAACACACGTTGCTGGTACAGTTGCTGGTAACACACAGGGTTGGGCCCGTAATGCTAACATCTACAATCTATACTATGATACAGGAACACCGGTTAGTGAGTTTAGTCTAGTCTTTGATTACATTAGAGCATTTCATAGAAATAAAACTGTTAACAATGATATAGGTCGCAAGAATCCAACTATTGTTAACAACAGTTGGGGTATGAGTATTTTTCCTAGTGAATGGTCTTTTAGCGACATTACAGCAGTAACCTATAGAGGGATTCGTTACACACCCGATGTAGGCTCTCCTACCTTTACTGGGTTTAGCGGTGTATGCACTGCAAATGAAAGATTGGCTTTACTTGCGGGTTTTGAAAATCATGGAAATAGGATTACCACTGCTGGACCATATACACCTCCAGGCGGCAGTATATTAATACAGCCGATTACATGGACTCTAGAAGGCCAGCAGGCATATTTTATTGATCTTTCACAACCCAACAGCACTTACCAATTAACTGTTCAAGGTCCAGCAGATTTAGATCTAATACACAATGTTGCAATTGATGCAATATCTGGAACTATGTCGCTTGCCGGCGAAATTGTTATTACTAATTCAAGTGCGGTAGAAGTTCACAGGTTTACTGCCGTAGAACAGTCAACAACTAACGGTGGAACTATTGAGATTAATATTAACGAAACGTTAGTTAATTTACCAAATACTGACACATACACTGTTACATTTTTAAGTGTAATTGATGTATCAGGTGTGAGTAATCCGTTGTTTGCAACAGCAATGTCGTTAACAGTAATTACTGATTCACATGCTGCAACGGCAGCTGTGACAACTATTACAAATACCTTACTTGGTGCCGGTAGTCTTGCAAGTCTAACAACTCCAACAGTGGGAAACAATGACGACGGATATTGGACATTGGCATTGCCATTTAGTATTGAATATCTTGGAACAGAATACAGTACTATCTATGTTAGTACTAATCATTATGTAACATTTGGATCTGGTTCAACTGTGTGGTCAGGGTTAAATGCAATCACTCCTAATTTACCTAAGATCATGTGGTCGTGTGCCGACAACTCAGTACAGAGAATTTACTACGGTGTTGAAGGAACTGCTCCTAATAGAACATATCGTGTACGAGTCGAAGGTGCAGCATCAACTGGCGGAACTGTTGGCAGTCCATCTATGGTTAATGAATATATATTTTACGAAGCAACACCTGCACAGATTGATCTACAACTAGGTGCAAACGGCAGAAAGACCGTAGGCACTGGATTTACAACAGAACAACTTAACGGTTGGGGATTTATAGCAGGCCAACGTATTCCTGCTAGAGTGCCAGCTTGTGACATTGACTTAGACGACCTATACGAAGAAGGTATTGTCATGGTAGGTGCTGCCGGCAATGGCCGATGGAAACATGATGTGCCCGGTGGCACTGACTGGAGTAACACATTTGAAATGGCTAGTCGTTATCCAGGTAGTGTAGCACAACCGTACTATTATATGCGTGGGACTAGTCCCACTGCGAATGATAATATAGCAGGTGGTGGCGATTATGATTTGCCGGCAATATGTGTTGGATCAGTTGATACAATATCTACAGATCAAAAAGTACAATATAGTGATTGTGGCCCGGGTGTAGATATATGGGCGCCGGGGACTTACATTATTAGTTCGCTACCAAGCGGCATTAATGATCCTCGCAATGGAAGTTATTTTCTAGGCAAGTATAGTGGAACATCGATGGCCAGTCCTCAAGTATGTGGAGTATTAGCATGTGCTTTGGAAATATATCCTAATATGAATCAATCACAGGCCAAGGATTACATACTAGCATATGCTAAATCAAATCAACTAACCGCCACATCAGGTGGTGCTGCAGATGGACAAGATTTGCAGGGCGCTGCTAATTTATTTTTATATTACTACAAAGAAAGAGCAGTTAGTGGAAATACGTTCCCTAAGATCAATTACAAGCATAGACCTAGTGCAGGAGCAGTATTTCCTCGACCTAGAATTAGAAGGACGTTGTAATGGCATTGAACATATGGACTGAGCAATCTGGATACAGGTTTGATACAGTACAAGAACGTAGTGTAGTTAATATATTGCTGCCTGCTAATAACAGCGTGGGAATTACATATTCAGTTATCTCTGGTAAGTTGCCTCCCGGTCTAAGAATAGTAAACAATACTATTCAAGGATCACCGTTTGAGGTTCCTCGTACAACTGATTTTAAATTTGTTGTTAGAGCTAGTAACGGAACAGACCTTGCCGACAGAACATTCTTTTGGACTATTGAAGGTGCAGATCAGCCAGTATGGCAAACCGCCGCCGGATCTCTACCAATTGGCCCTAATAATGTTTACTACATTCTCGATAGTTCATATATTGATTTTCAACTACTTGCTACCGATACCGATACTGCTGCCGGGCAATCATTAAAGTATTTTATTGCCAGTAACGAAGGAACCCTTCCCCCGGGATTAGTATTGACAGACTCCGGAAGGATTGCTGGCTGGGTACAGCCTGCGTTAGTCATTCCAACAGCGGCAGGTAACGGATACTTTGACACTGCTGTTTATGATGCAGTTGCATTTGATTTTGGTTATAGATCATCCAACGGGTATGACAGCTATATTTACGATACTGCAATTTTTGACTTTAGTACTGCCAGTCTTAGTCCTAAAAAATTAAATCGTAATTATGAATTTATTGTAACAATCACAGACGGTGATACTGAAGTAAAACGAAAATTTAAAATATATGTAGTTGGCGACGATTACTTTAGGGCAGACAATACTATTACTACTGCTGGTTCCGGATCATTTATGGTCGATGCAACTTATGTACGTGCGCCAATCTGGGTTACTCCTGCTAACCTTGGGGTGCGTAGAGCAAACAATTATCAAACTATAAGATTAGACACATATGAAGACTTAGATCTTGGTCCTATTGTCTATTCATTGGATTCAACCAATCCGGACTTGAGTGCAAGTGTATTGCCTCCAGGTATGCAATTTGATCAAGGCACTGCTGAAGTGTTTGGAGTAGTTCCTTACCAGCCGGCAATTACTAAAACTTACCGATTTACCGTTAGTGCAACAAGACTAAGCGATCGTTCAGAAACTGCTACAAGCAAGCGCACATTTACTGTGCAAGTATTAGGTGAAGTTGAAAGTGTAATGGGATGGATAACTGGATCAAACTTAGGTAATATTGAAGCTAATTTGATCAGCAACTTGTCTGTTGTTGCATCTACTACAATTACTGATTCTGTTATACTGTACGTAAAAACTGGTGGTGCGCTACCTCCCGGTTTAACACTGGCATTAGATGGTGAGATTGTGGGCAAAGTAACACAGTTTGGTGACAGTGTACAATATCAAGGCCTGTGGACGGCCATGCGAAATTACAATATAAACAATGTAGTTCTACGCAGTGGAATATATTACAAGGCTATTATGAGCAGTGTAAGTGCTACATTTAATATAAGTCACTGGGTTGTACATACGTTTACAAATCAAGGCATTGTTACATTTGACGGCAGCAGTTTGAGTTTAGATGCAGGTACTACTACCCTTGATCGTGAATATTCGTTTACAATAAATGCTCGAGACATTTTAGGCTACAGTGCGATATCAAGAACATTTAACCTAACTGTTATTACTCCAAATAATAGATTATACAGTAATATAACTGCTAAACCGTATCTTAAATTAGATCAACGAGAAATGTTTAAAACATTTATTAGAAATACCAGTGTATTCGACGCCACTGCTATTTACAGACCGGGAGATGCTAATTTTGGCATACAAAATGATTTAAAAATGTCCGTGTATGCTGGTATTGAAACTAAAACTGCGGCACAGGTAGTTTCAGTAGTTGGACAAAATCATCGTAAGAAGCGTTTTAAACTAGGTGATATTAAACTAGCACGGGCAAAAGTACCAGCTACTAATACTGTAGTGTACGAAGTAATTTATATCGATGTTATTGATCCTCTTGAAATTGGTGATAAAACGTTAGACTTAGCTGTTGTTGGATCTATCGACCCTATGATGGCTACAGTTGACCAAACAAATATTTACTTTAATGGTCCGTTTGATACTTCAGAAAGATTCTGGGGCAGGCCTCAACCGTATTCAGTAACCGCAGATCGTAGCGATGTATACCCAGATGGTGAATTTAGAGGACCGGGAAGTATTTCTTTATGGCGCAAGCGTATTGAGCAGCTGGGACTACATGATCGAAATTACATGCCTTTATGGATGAGAACTGTACAGGACGGTAGCGTTCAAGAATTAGGATTTGTTAACGCTATTCCCCTATGCTTTTGTAAGGTTGGCCGAGGTGCTGACATATTACTAAACATTAAAAATTATCTAAAAAATAATACGGATTTTAGCTTTAATAAAATCGACTACACCATTGATAGGTATACAATAGATTCTGTCACCGGCGATACCACTGATAAATATATCGTATTTAGAAATGACAGGACCATAATAACATGACCAGTGCGATAGTATCATCAACCATAGACTCTGCTTTTCCAGTAGCAGGGCAAGATAATAACAGTCAAGGATTTAGGGACAACTTCCTAATTACTAAAACTGGGCTGTCTCAAGCAGCAACTGAAATTTCAGAGTTACAACTGAACACAGCTAAACTAAATGCTGCTAATGATTTTGCTGGCAATATTATACAAAACGCAGTGACTAAAAAATTGTATGGGTCTGTTGCTACTATTCTTGAAGCGGCCACAGCTAACTTAGATGTTTCTACTGGGGATTATCATAGAATTACGCTTAGTGATGCTAACATTACTTTAACTTTAACTAATTGGCCAACATTAGACAGCCGGTTTGCTAAAGTACGTATCCATTTAGAAAATTTAAAAGCAACATCGCACACTGTTACCTTTGCAACTAATGCATTAGCTACGGTATCAGATGATGATAGCGGAAAATTTACAAGCCATGCAATCACAGTACCTGCCGGATCCACTGTAGTTGTTGACGCATGGAAGTACGATTTTGGTACTGGCAGCAAAATGTATCTTGGCTATATTGGAGAATTCGTATAATGCATCCTTTAGCTGAAGACTTTTCACAATTAAAAGATACTGAAATTGAAACTCGAGTTTCCGAACTTAGTAAGAAGTACTGGCAGAGTAGTAACCCGTCCATTCAAAGTCAAATATCGTTATTTTTAGATCTATATAATGAAGAACTAAGAAGCAGACGAGCTAAAATGTGGCAGCAACAATACCAAAATAGAGACAAAGGCCTTGACAAATTGATCAATGTCAAGTAAAATAGCTAGATGCTATTAGACTCTTACGGTAATCCGATCTTTCAAGAACACGATATTTTTAACATGCTCTACAACGGGCAGATAGAACATATTGATCAAATTTTTGCAGAGCCCACTGTTGAAGTACAAAACTTGTTTAAGAATTTAGGAATGAGTCCTAAACATATTGATCCATCTACAGATCAACAGTTGTTTGATAAGACTAATCAATTAGATTGGTTTATACCCAAAGACTATTACCCAAACTTAGTAGAAATGCTTTACGGAATGTGCTCTACTAAAGAGCAAACAGATCGTGTAAGCGAAGAGCTTGAAGCATTTATTCAGCACAATATGCTGGATCTGTTATATGTATTAAAGTATATTGTAGATACACTTAGGTCTAATAATGTAGTTTGGGGTGTAGGAAGAGGCAGCAGTGTAGCAAGTTATGTGCTATACTTGATAGGCGTACATAGAATAGACAGTTTAAAATATAATTTAGACTGGCATGAATTTTTGAGATAAGTAATTATATAATGTTAGGAGATAACAATGGCAAATAGTGTTTATAGAACCATGCAAGGCAAAGAAATTGACCTTGATAAATTACGTATTAAAAACGAAATGACTTTGGCGGTGGGCAATGTTAAAGTCAATGCTCGCGGTGATGAATTAGGACCTGGGGGCAAAATCATTAAAAAGCGTGAAGATGTGATGACTGAGTATCATACTCATGCAGATGCAATCCCAACTAAGGCTGCTAAACCTGTTAAAGCAGCGGCAGCACCTGTTGTCAACACCCCCGAATCAAATTTTGAAGACTTTGACTCGGAGGAAAAATGAGTCTAAATGTAACACGCGGCAAGATTAGACCTATCCGAGATCATGTACTGATTAGAGATATGGAATTCGGCGACGAGACCACACAATCTGGTATTGTAGTATTATCAGGTAACGGAAAATCATCTGGCATTAAACCAAGGTGGGGTCGAGTATACGCTGTGGGTCCGGAACAATTAGATGTTAAAGTAGGCGAGTGGGTCTACATTGATCACGGTCGATGGACTCGAGGCGTTACTATAGAAGACGAAAGTGGTGACGAAATTATCATTCGTCGAGTTGATAATAAAGATATTCTGTTATCATCGGACGAGCCGCCTAAAGACGTACTGTTTAATAGTTTATAATATGACCAATCCTTTTAGAGATCAAGAAAAGTTTATGCGAGCCAGCGATCAAACTGTTGGCGAACTAAATGCAGAGCAGTACAAACTGTATTTGTCCCTTATGGACGAAGAATGGAAAGAGCTTAAAGCAGCTCTCCTAATGGAAGACCGTGTGGAGCAGTTGGATGCTCTATTAGACTTCATTGTAGTGACCATTGGTGCAATACACAGTGGCGGCTTTGACGGCGAGGGCGGGTGGAAGGAAGTCATTGGTACTAATCTAGCCAAGATCGACAAAGAGACTGGCAAGGTTCGTAAGCGTGAGGACGGTAAGGTATTGAAACCCGTGGGGTGGGTGCCGCCGGAGTTGGCTCCATTTGTGAGCAAATAACTCAAAGGGACTAGACAGTCCCTTTCTTTTTCTGTATAATACTATAAAAGGATATTATATGGAAATACAACCTAAAGATATAAGCCGGGGACATTTTTATGTCAGCCTTGCAAAAAGCGCACTACGAGTCGTTGCAGGTGGCAATTTAGTTATAGGCAATTTGTTTTGGGCAGGAACATTTTTAATTCTTGCCGAAGTATTGGGTGTAGTTGAAGAGTTAGTGTAATGTGGCGAGTTAGATATTATATGGTTGGCGGAACGAGGACAACAAAATTGTTTCCTACACTAACGGAAGCTACACATTTTGTAGTATATAAAATCCGCGCCTGCGATGTTTACGAATTTATAAAGGTCAAAGAATGAAAGAACTATGGGTAGAAAAATACCGTCCTGCAACAGTTGACGGGTATGTGTTTAGAGACAATCATCAACGAGAGCAAGTACAAAGCTGGATCAAGCAAGGTACTATTCCGCATTTGCTGTTTAGTGGCAATGCTGGTATTGGCAAAACAACACTGGCAAAGATCTTGTTTAATGAACTTGAGATTCAAGATTTAGATATCTTAGAAATTAATGCATCACGTACTAACTCAGTCGAAGACGTTCGTGACAAGATTATAAACTTTGTACAGATGATTCCATTCGGAGACTTTAAGGTAGTATTACTAGATGAAGCAGATTACTTATCGCCCAATGCACAAGCAGCCTTACGAGGCGTCATGGAAGAATACCATACGACCGCTCGCTTTATTCTTACTTGCAACTATCCTAATAGGATTATCCCTGCTATCCATAGTCGCTGTCAGGGATTCCACATTGAGCGAGTTGACGTTACTGAATTTACTGCTCGTGTTGCTACTATTCTTGTTGAAGAGAACGTAGAGTTTGATCTTGACACACTGGATACGTTTGTCAAAGCAACCTACCCAGACTTGCGTAAATGTATTAATACTGTGCAGATGAACAGCTTAGAAGGCAAACTGCATACTCCTGAAAAGGGCGACACTGGCGAACAAGACTATAAGCTAGAAATGGTTGAGCTTTTTAAGAAAGGCAAAATCTCAGAAGCACGTAAACTTGTATGCGGACAAGCCCGTCCAGAGGAGATGGAGGAAATCTATCGCTGGTTGTATGACAACGTTACTATCTTTGGCAATGAAGCCTTACAAGAAAAAGCTATCCTTATTATCAAGCAAGGACTAGTTGATCATACCTTAGTTAGTGATCCTGAAATCAACTTGGCTGCTACGCTGATTAGATTATCGCATCTATGAAGGAAAAGTTAAAACTAGCATACATGAAAACTGCGGAGACATTCGCAGAGCTAAGTCATGCTCGAAGACTACACGTTGGTGCTATTGTAGTCAAGGATGATAGAATTATTTCTATTGGATACAATGGTATGCCAGCTGGTTGGGATAACAACTGTGAAAATGTAGAATGGTGTAGTGCTGGCGGATGGCTAAGTGCAGAAGAGATTATAGAAGGGTGGCCATACGAAGGTACTTACTTAGATACCGATGGCAATGAAATGCAGGGTCGCTATCGATTAAAAACAAAACCAGAGGTGCTTCATGCTGAAACTAATGCCATTGCGAAACTTGCTAAGTCTAACGAATCTGGTATGGGTGCTACTATGTTTATTACCCATGCTCCATGTTTGGACTGTGCCAAACTTATCTACCAAAGTGGTATTAGCAGTGTTCTATATAGGAACTCTTATAGGGATACTGGTGGCATCACGTTTCTCGAACGATCAGGGATCGAAGTAAGACAAATAGGAGATGAGTAATGTGGCCATTTAAAAAGAAAGAAAATTATCAAATATTTTTTGAATGTGAAGATTGGGCTGTTAGAAAATACGCACCTGTTCAATTAGCAAAGAATTTCATGCCTACCGCATTTAAGAATATGCCTACGTTTTTAAACAAAGCTGATCATATGATTGACCGTATGAAAACTGTTAAAGCATGCCCCGGAATAATAGATTATTGCTCTGCAGGATTTGTTATACCAGCATGGTGTGACATTGAGCTTATTCCTACAGACGATGGCAAACAAGTAATTGCACGATATAGTCATCCTAAATTTAATCATGCAGTTCATCCGCCAGAGACATTACAAGACTTATTGATTAATAAGTTTAGTGTAAGAACCGCAGTAAAATTAGACAACCCATGGGCTATGTGGGCAGCAGAAGGATATAGCCTGATGTACTTGCCTATGTATTACTACGACGACACCCGAAATTGGGAGGCAGTTCCCGGGTGGGCTGATCACGACCTCGGGGCAGTTAGAAATCCAGTTAATATAATGTTAAAAGAAATTAAGTATACTAAGATTTCTATGGGAGAACCTCTTGTTCAAGTAGTTCCTATTAAACGAGAAACTATTACTGCATATACCGGAAAACTAAGCGAAGTTGCTATTGAAAGACAGCATGGATTATCATTCTTACTTAATATGACATTTAACGGATGGCTCAAATATGTGAGACACAAAAAATCTTACAACATCGATGCGCATGATGTTGAATTACCAGTAGAAGTAAAAAAAGGGCCCTGAGGCCCTTTTGTTTAATCGTCACCGTAAAGGTCTAGTACCTCCTTAACGGCATTGTGTCGTTCGATATCACTACTATCAAAACGCACAATATCAATGTGAGATAACTTACGTCCTTCAATCTTGCCGATGAAGTCTATAAGTCCATTGTCTTTTAATCTGTCTGCTTGGTTTAAGTCGCCAGTTACTACCATTTTAGAGTTTTCTCCTAGGCGGGTTAGTAGCATTTTCATCTGGTTCTGAGTTGCATTCTGCATTTCGTCCGCAATAATGTAAGCATTCTTAAACGTGCGGCCGCGCATATATGCAAGTGGGCTTATTTCTATAATGCCTTCTTCTAGCATCGATTCGATTTCCTTAGTTAGATAATATTCTCCTAATACATCGAAGATTGGTCTTGTCCATGGCGCCATCTTTTCATTTAGCGTACCAGGTAAGAATCCTAAATCCTCATCAACAGAAACGGCAGGTCTCGTGACTATAATCCTATCAACTTTACCTTCTTGATAAAGTTTGATTCCCATTTGAACAGCCAACAAGGTTTTACCTGTACCAGCAGGTCCGACGGCAAACAAGATATTCTTGTTGTCATCGTTGAGCTTGAATAGATAAGATTCTTGGTGTTTATTGCGAGGTAACAGGTTTACACGCTGTTTTTTCGCAGGTTTGTGTGCATGGAAATCAATTACATTCACATCTGAAGTAAAACGTTTTTTCACTCGATTGTTTTTACTCATTAAGTATCTCCCACTTTTAGTAAAGCAGGACATGTAGCGACCGCCTCAGTAACTACAGAGGTCCTACACTATTACTTAGTCATTTTGGACTAAAGTAAACTGACAACATATGATTTAAAACCTGCTAAATAAGAGTAGAACCTTCTGGGAATAACTATGCACGATATACTTGACGTTATTAAAAACGTAGAATCAATTTACAGCACTAATTCTAGCCTAAGCACACTCAAAGACTTTGAGCGTGTTCTAGACGAAATGAATATGTACGTATATAAAAACTGGGCCGATGGAGAACTAGCTTCGGGACCTAAAGTTGATCGTCACTGGGTAACTGCTAGTTTTATGTGGCCACGTGAGAAAATGCCCGATCCTATGGCAGCTAAACGCTTAATTGACTACGGATGCCGTGTACGCTACGAAAAAACACGACTACTAGAACCACGTAAGGTTAAAACACCAGACGACTTTCGTCCAGGTACCCGTAAAGGCAAGTTAGATCATACACCAGTATGGTTAGTTGAAATTACCATGCCTAAAACATTAGTCGAAGACATTTACAATGGATATATGACAAAAATGAAAGAAAGTATGGGCATTGGGCGTAATGCCAATGTTGATTCAGCACCGCCACAGGCAGCAGATCAAGCAGCAGTGGCAGCACCAGCACCAGTAGCACCAGCAGGGGGAGAAGCAAATGCACCAACTTAATGAAGGACTAACTGCAGGCGATCTTCGCATGTTAGTTGATAATATTTTTGAAATTGATAGTTATTCTAGCAAGATGGGCGAAGATAAAGATATTGTAGTGTTAGCATTTACAGTAAAAAGTCAACGACCTTCTGATGATCTTGTTGACTTTATAGAAAACGGATATGATTTTGTTCTTGATGCAGATGCTAGTCCAGGTGAACTAAGTGACGGCAAATACAAAGTGTTTGTGGAAATTGAACGTAATCGTCGTATTGCAGAACAAATCGTAGAATTATTAAACGGTATAGGATTACTTGCTAATATAGATGATTTTAAATTTAGATATTATAAGAGTTTTAATAGCATTGATGCTGATGAACAAAACTTAGATCAAACAGTGCCTAAGACTAAAGATGATTATGAAATTAGTATCCAAGAAAATGTAATGAACAACTTTAGCAACTTCTTTGGTCGTAGTTACTTAGAGCAGGTAAACGTTGATCACGACGATATTGTATTCCAAAAGAAGTTTTCGGGACCATTGCGTATGCGTATTGCAGACTTTGGAACAAAAGCTGAAGTCTATGATAATATTGTTGGACCAATTATGTTAGAAGGTAACTCAATGAGTGAGATCATGTTCTTTACTAAGTATGTAGGCAACTATAATATTACCAAAGTTGGCGATAAGTTTGTCTTTGAAAACGGTAAACATGCCGTTGCGTTGGAGAAAGTCTAATGTGGCAATTTCAATGGATGTTAGGTCTTTTACCTGAGTGGTTATGGACTACATTGCTAGTAGCTAGCATAGTAGGATTATTATCAGCGTGGCTACTAAAGCGCATACCTTTTGTTAGTCAGTATAGATTTCCTATACAGGCTGTTAGTGTTGCCAGCTTGTTAGTTAGCGTATGGTTTATAAGTGCTAACAGTACTAATGCAATATGGGAAGCTAAGATCAAAGACCTAGAAGACAAGGTTAAACTAGCAGAAGAAGCTGCTAATACTAAGAATGTAGAGATTCAAGAAAAGGTTGTTACAAAGACCAAAGTGATTAAAGAAAAGGGTCAAGACATTATCAAATATGTTGATAGATGGAACACTAAAGACGTAATCAAAGAAGTTGAAGGTCCTGAAAGAATTAGACGAGAAGAAGTGATCAAATACATTGAAAACTGTCCTGTTCCTAAGGAAATGATAGATATACATAATCAAGCTACAGAATTAAACAAAGCAGCAGAGGGTAAGAAATGAATTACCTTGCTATACTTTTAACTACATTATTAGTTGCATGTTCAACTCCTGTACCCGTTAAACCTAAGTTTCCAGAAGCACCGCAGGCATTAAAAGAAAAATGCGAGCAGTTGAGAAAAATTGAAGGTGACAAAGTAGCAATAACAGAAATGTTAAAGGTTGTAATACACAACTATACCTTATATTACGAATGTTCAACTAAAGTAGAAGGTTGGCAAGAGTGGTATGATACACAAAAGAAAATATACGAGAGCATAAAATGAAAATTACATTAATTATTACAGCAATGTTGTTAGCAGGCTGCGTTACTAATCCAGAAGTACAAAAGTCAATGTCTAAAGATCAAACCATGGACAAGATGGCCAAAGCTGCGTTGATCAATGAGATGTTAGTTAGTCCTGATGCTCACGTAAGAGCAAAGGGTGCTGCAATTGCAGAAAAATTTCTAATAGAACCAAAGAAGAATATATTTGGATTTTAATTAAATAGTAGTACATTAAGCAGGAGCGAAAGATGGCATTGATAGATTCAGTATTAAACTTAGTAAACAAGCAACCAAAAGATCCGGACGCACCTAAGCCTCCGGTGGGATCAAGATCAGAACGTGAAGCAAAGTTAAAAGACAAAGCAGGTATGGTTATTTCTGTATTTGCATTATTATTAGCAGTAAATTCTTGGTATGGTGGCAAACTATCCAGCACAGTATTAAACAATACCTTAGGTGCTAATAACACTTGGGCTCAGTATCAAGCCAAAGCAGGACGTGGCGTCACATACGAAATTGCAGGCAAGACCGCAACTGATCCAAAACTAAAAGCAGAATTCCAAGCTGAAAAAGAGCGCATGGATGCTGACAAGAAAGATATTGCCGAAAAAGCTCGTGCTATGGAAGCAGTTCGTGAAGAAGCAAAGAAGTCTAGTCCTTGGATTGCATATGCTAATACAGCATATCAGTTAGCCATTGTTGTGCTATCAGCAAGTATTCTTGCAGTTAGTGTGGCCATGTTCTGGGGTAGTTTTCTAGTAGCAGGATTCGGAATACTACTAAGCCTAAACGGCTTATATCTGTTCTTTTAAATAAAGGTAGGGGCGAACAATGAGTGAAGAAGTTAAAAGCGCAAGCGAATCAAAAAAAGAAGATTGGATGAACTCAAAATGGCGTCCAATGATGGGTTGGATGTACATGCTGGTCTGTACCATGGACATGGTTGTATTTCCAATCCTATGGAGTCTGTTGCAGACTACCGTAGGCACAGGTCTTACACAATGGAATCCACTGACACTGCAAGGTGCCGGTTTATTCCATATTGCCATGGGTGCGGTACTTGGTATTGCGGCATTTGGTCGCACACAAGAAAAACTAGGTGGAGCAAACAATGGCGGAATACAAGCACCAGGAACAGGATTTCAGGGCGGGCCTCCAGCATTTGGCGCACCGCAATCAGGATTCGGTGCGGCACCTGGGGGCTTCGGTTCTCCAGCACCAAGCACAAGTTATACACCGGCACCGAGTTGGGGTACAACTCCAGTATCAACAGCACCAAGATCTTTTAGTTCAGCACCACTCGGAGCCGCAGCAGTTGGTGCAGCCGGAGGCTTTGCGGCAGCAACAATGATGCCTGCTATGGACAAGCCAATGCCTAGCAGACCACCATTTGAAGAAGATTTTCCTGAAATAGATTGACCTTTTAGGTCATAATGCTATATAATAGCACTATGGACTATTATCAAATATTAGGTGTAGCTGAAAACGCAAGTCAGGATGATATCAAAAAGGCCTACAAAAAGTTGGCCATGAAGAATCATCCTGATCGTGGTGGCGACACACAAAAATTTCAAGAAATATCGCAAGCGTATGACACGTTAGGCGACGAGCAAAAACGACAACAGTATAACGCTCAAAAAAATAACCCCTTTATTCACGCACGTAGTAGCAATCATGGATTCCCCGATGTAAACGATATCTTCGGAGCAGCATTTGGATTTGGAGGAGCCAGCCCTTTCGGAGGATTCCAGCAGCGAGGTCGTAATAAAGATCTATCAATTAGGGTTAGCATTACGTTTAAGCAAAGTTATACTGGTACGCAAATTGAGGCAAGGTTTAATACACCTGCTGGCCGTGCGCAAACTGTGGTAGTTGATATTCCACCAGGTGTGCAAAGCGGCCAAACTATTCGCTACGGTGATTTAGGCGACGATTCTATTCCCAATCTGCCTCGAGGTAATCTCAACGTAACAGTAATAGTTGAACCTGATCCTGTTTGGGAACGCCGAGGTAATGAACTAATTACCATACTAACTGTTACAGCTTTAGAAGCTATGATAGGTTGTATGAAAGAGGTTGCTTGCCTAGACGGATCAACAATGCCGTTAAGATTGCGCCCAGGAATTCAGCATGGGGCAGAGTTTGCCAGCGGTGGCCGCGGATTTAGAGATGTGAATACTGGACGAGTAGGAAGTTTAATTGTTGTACTTAATATACACATTCCGGCTGTAACAGATCCCCAATTGATTCGAGAGTTACAAGCATTATATGTTAAACTACATTAAACCTAACAACGGAAACTGAATGACTGTTAATAAATGTTATGGCGCACTAACTCCTATAGTTTTTAAAAAAGTTAAACAACTAATATTAGGTATAGAAACTCCGTGGTACGCTACCATGACTGACTATTACTCTGCACAGCCGAGCATCTATAGTCATTCGTGGACTCATTTTGCTATTATGGATGGAAAATCTGTATCCCCATTAGGCGATCCGTTAATGATAGCTGCATTTTCGGCACTAGAAAACAGCGGACAAAACGTTGACCAAATTATACGAATTCGATTAGGATTACATTCTATTAGTCCTCAATATTTTACCGGCGGTGCCCACGTAGATTTGCCGTATCCACACATGGTTGGCTTACTTTATCTTGACGACGGCGACGGCGATACTCAAATATATAATGAAAAATATGATTCTTCGGATAATGCAGATACATATCAATATTTTCAACAAGTGCATAAAGGGCAATCAACAATAATGGAAACTTCAACTCCTGAAGAAAATAAACTTATATGGTTTAACGGATTACACTACCATGCTAGTCAGTCTCCAACTACTATGGCAAAACGTGTAGTAATTAATATTAATTATACAACAAAGGAAACTAAATGGTAGAACCTAGCAGCGAATTGCAAATGGTATTTGAAAAAGCTATTGATGTAGCTAAGAAGCTAAAGCATGAATACTTAACAATTGAACACTTGTTGTTTTCTATGTTATGCGAAGATACATTTCATAAATGTGTCACTGGCTATGGTGCAGATGCTGATTTCCTTAAAAAGAATTTAGAGCTGTATCTTAAAAATAAATGTGATGAAATCATCACAGAACAAACAGATGTTAAACCACGTAAGACGCAGGCAGTAGAGCGTGTGCTTAATCGTGCATTTACACAGGTCCTGTTTAATGGGCGTCAAAAAATTGAACCAACAGATGTATTCCTTGCTATGATGAGCGAAAAGCGTTCATATGCAAACTATTACATTCAACAAGCAGAGATTGACAAAGATAAATTTGCCGATTATTTAAATTCAGATATTACAGAAGTAGACTCAGTGGAAGAACAACGAGACGGACAGGGCGAAAAAGCCCTACGTGCATTTACAACTAACCTTAATGATGCAGTTAAAAAGAACAAGGTTGATCCGGTCATTGGTCGTATTGACGAGTTAGAAAACATTGCCTTATCACTAGGGCGCCGTAGCAAGTCAAACGTGATACTAGTTGGTGATCCAGGTGTTGGTAAAACTGCTATTGCAGAAGGACTAGCCTATAATATTGTTAAAGGTGCTGTTCCAGACTTCTTAAAAGAATATACAGTGTTCAACTTGGACATCAGTGCCATGCTTGCAGGATCAAAGTATCGCGGAGACTTCGAAGAACGCTTTAAAATGGTACTTAAAGGTCTTGACAAGAAAGGCAAGACCGTTTTGTTTATTGACGAAGCACACATGATCAGTGGGGCAGGTGCAGGTGGACAGCAAAATAGTAACGATCTTGCCAACATGATGAAGCCTGCACTAAGCAAGGGCAATATTAAAGTTATTGCATCAACTACTTGGGAAGAATATCGCAAGTACTTTGAAAAAGATCGTGCGCTCATGCGTAGGTTTGCACGTATCACTATTGATGAGCCTACTCCAGAAATGGCCATACAGATTCTTAAAGGTATTAAGAAGTACTATGAAGGTCATCACAATGTTAAGATCAAAGACGATGCTATCCAGGCGGCTGTTAAACTCAGCATTAAGTATCAAACAGATAAAAAGTTACCTGACAAAGCAATTGATCTAATCGACCTTGCTTGCAGTCGTTTCAATCTTAAACTTGCAGACGACCGTGTTGTTGACGAAGCAGCCATTCAATACGAACTGGCCAAGGTTGTTAACATGCCCACTGAAAAAATTGCAGAACAAGAGTCAAGTAGTCTCGCTAATCTTGAGGCTAACTTGCAACAAGAAGTCTATGGACAAGATACTGCTATTACAGAAATTGTTGATAAGATATTGGTCAGCCAGGCTGGTCTAAAAGCAGAGAATCGTCCAGTAGGTGCATTTGTGTTTATGGGGCCAACTGGTACAGGTAAGACTGAAACTGCCAAAGCATTGGCTAAGAACTTAGGTGTTAAACTTATACGTTTTGACATGAGTGAATATCAAGAAAAGCACTCAGTTAGTAAGTTAATTGGATCACCTCCGGGCTATGTTGGATTTGAAGAAAATTCAGGCTTGTTAATTACACAGGTTCAAGAGAATCCCAACTGTGTGTTGTTGCTAGACGAGATTGAAAAATCACATCCTGATGTGTCAACTATCTTATTACAGATGATGGACAACGGATTTGTCACAGGATCTAATGGTAAGAAAGCAGATTGCCGTAATTTGATTCTAATCATTACTACTAATGCTGGCGCAAGTGATTCTGAAAAGAATCAGATTGGATTCGGTCAACAAGAAAAGCAATATAGCGATGAAGCATTGAAGAAATTCTTTGCACCTGAATTCCGCAATCGTTTAGATGCAGTGGTTACATTTGGTAAGCTGACTAAAGAAACAATGATCAAAATTGTCGGTAAGTTTATGGTCGAAGTGCGTGAACAAGTTAAAGACAAAGGCATTAAAATTAAAATCAGTGACGATGCAATTGATTGGTTAATTGACAAGGGCTTTGACAGTAAAATGGGTGCTCGTCCTCTGCAACGTGTCATTGACAAGGACATTAAACGTCCATTGGCTAAGATGATGTTGTTTGGTGACCTAAAGCACGGTGGAGCATTGAGCATTGGAGTAGCTGATAATTTGTTAAGTTTAACTGCTAAACCAAAAGTACAAAAGGTAGTTGTAGATGAAGTTATATCCAACCATACAGACCAAGCAGACAACCAAGCTGTTTAACAACAAATACAAGTACAAAATTGTGCTTGTATCTAAAGCTGCTGGCTGGTTTAGAGGTTGTAATTTTGAAAGGGTAACTGAAGAGTTACTTCTTCAAAACGATCCTAATGCTGACAAATGGCTTATTAGACTGACTCTTGACGAACAACTATACACTTCATGGTTAAAAGAAGCACTGGAAAAATTATCAAACTACGAGATTAGAGTTGAAAATCCTTTCATTAGCTTTTATACTAATACTAAAGAAGATATCGAAAAGCTAGCTAAACTTGACTCAGATCGCGTCAAGTACGTATGTTTGCCAGCAACAGGAACAGACGATGTTTTAGACCAAGGTACTATCATTGTTAAAAATCTAGACTTTGCCTATAAAGTAACTATGGGCAGGACTAAACAAGATTTTACTAACTTTGTACAATGGTGTGAAGGCAAGGATAAAATCCGCATGCCTAAACGTGCTAAAGCAGATTTATCTAAGAAAGCCTGCTGGGGTGGCTGTCATTTTTACGTTAAAGATGAAAAGACATTAACCGTGGTTAAAATGTTTGTGGGCGGCTTCATACACAGCGTTGAGTCTGTTATAAAGCAGTAATCAAAGCTACTTCCTAATATCCCTTTTGCGATAAATATCGTAAGAGGGATTTTTTTATGGCGTAAGTAACTCGTCAGTAGATTTTAAAAATTATGAAAATATTTGAACTGTTTAACCCCAACATGAAACGAGAAGAATTTGATCTGCATGATGATCTAATCTTGTTCATGCGCAACGACCCACAATTTTACCGTAAGGAATTTCATCCGTTCCAACAAAAATTCAATCGTCACTGTGATGCAGGACGTAGTGTATCAGCTAAAGCATTTGAACCTATGGTACATCGAGCGTTTGATCAATATAAAGATATGTTCCCCGTAGAAGGAATGGAAAACAAATTAACAGAACGAGATATACAAGAAATTTGTGAAAAGTTACAAGGTGAAGAAACCAATTTTTATCACGAAGACAAGAAAAAAACTGCCGAGAAAAAAGATGATTTTAAGAGAACTATTTGAAGCTAAGGCTAAGTCAGTAGGCATTATATTCGGCCGATTTAATCCTCCTCATATGGGGCATATGAAAGCGTGGGAAATGGCCAGTGAAAATTCAGTATGGTATGTGGGTACTAATAAAAGTACGCAAGGTCCCAAGGATCCATTACCATTTGACATCAAGGTCAAAGCTATGGAAGCTGTGTATCCTGAAATCAAAGGACATATTGTTGCTGAACAAAGTTGGCTAACGCTAGCTAGCAAAGTATACGAGAAGCACGGAAATATTGTATTGAATGTCTACACTGACGAAGCATGGGTTACCAAGGCACTTGTACAGTATAACGGTCAAGAAGGTGCCCACGGTTATTACGAGTTTGGCACTATTCAACAACAAGACACACCACGCCTAAGTTCAGCAACTGCTCTACGTAATGCAGTGGCAGCAGATGATAGAGATGCATTCGGTCAAGCTGCCGGTGTTGATCCTAATACGCTAATTGCCGGACATCCGTTTTTTGATGTGGTAAAACATTATCTAATGCCACATGCTGAAAAGGCAGCGGCTAAAGTAGTTAAGAAAAAAGTTAAAGAACCGGTAGCAGAATTGTCATCTGAGCTATTAGGACGTTACAAGAAAGCAGCTGGCGCAGATGCTAAGAAAGCAGATGCAGAAGGTAACTATAAACATGGTGATAAACGCTTCAGTGGTATTGTTAAAGCAACTAAGAAACAGTTTAACAACGATGCTAAAGGTGTAGAGGAAGGTGAAGGTAACTTTGCAGGAGATACTACAGTTAATATTGGTGGAGAAACAGTCAGGAGATTAGATGTCGGTGATATGGTAATATACTTTGGACGAAAGGCAAAGATTGAAGACCAATCAAAAAACCGTAGATATTCTCGTATTACAATTTTATCTGATTTTGGCGGTATTACAAAAGACGTACTTACCAGTGACCTAAAACGAGTACATCAAGGTGTGGCGGAGAATGCTTGGGACAGACTACAGCGTGAGAAGGCATTAGAGTCAGCAGGTGTTGGTATTATTACCAAACAGAATACCACTGTTGATGTAAATAAGAATACACCAAAGAAGAACTTAAAGGCATTTAGGTTAATATAATGGATGAGCTTGCCCAACTTAAACGCCTTGCCGGAGTCAATAGTTATAAAGGCCTAACACCATATGACATTAATGAAGGCAGTAATATAAGCATTACTGGCAATGAAAAAGGCAAGTTGATGAAACAGCACAATATTAAACCAGGGACACCCCAGTGGTTTAAGTTATGGTTTAGTCTACCTTACATGACTGGCGAAAAGCCTATTGGAGATTAATATGAGTTTTGAGTTTGATTTCACCTTAGACAAAGTAACACACTTACTACACAAGAACAAAGAACCAGCATTCTGGTTTAACGCAATGAATACATACTTGCCAAAGTTTGGTATTACCACACCGGCTCGTGTTGCAGGATTTGTAGCACAAGGACAACACGAAAGTGGTGACTTTACTATGTTACAAGAAAACTTAAACTACAGTGCAAAAGGTCTAATGGGTACATTTAAAAAATATTTCCCAGACGAAGCTATTGCTGCTCAGTATGCTAAGAAACCAGAGATGATTGCCAATCGTGTCTACGGTGGGCGTATGGGTAATGGTCCAGAATCTAGTGGTGACGGATACAAGTTCCGTGGTCGTGGTGTACTACAGCTAACAGGTCGTGCAAACTATACACAATGCAGCCGTGATCTATTTGGCGATGACACATTAGCCAATGATCCGGATTTAGTACGTACACCAGAGTATGCTATTATTACTGCCTGCTGGTTCTGGTATAAGAATCAACTAAATGCTATTTGCGACACTGGTGACATTGTCTTACTAAGTAAACGTATCAATGGCGGAACTATTGGTCTAGAAGATCGTATCAAACATTGGAACGATGCACTAGAGGTGTTTGAAGGCTAAAATGCTACTACGTGAACTAACACAGCCAACCGCATCTACTGTAGATGAAGCCAAGAAGCGCAGGCGCAAGGCTCGTCGTACTACGGGTATGTCAGCAGCCTACGGTCCTGGACCTTATGGTGGTTATGGATACTATGCTGGCTACAGCGGAGATTCAGGAAGTGGTGACGGTGGAGGAGGTGGCGAAAGCATTGAGAATGAAAACTTTGCGGACGGAAAGAATCCACAAGACAAAGGAGATGCTAAACGTCACGGTGTCAATACCAAAGCATCAGTAAGCTCGCTACGTAAAACTGCTAAACAAGGTGGTCGCAAAGGACAGTTAGCACACTGGATGGCTAATATGAAAGCTGGTAAAGCTAAGAAGAACGAAACACTTACAGAAGCTGTTATACATCCAAGTACTATGGATGCACTGGAAGACTTCTTACCGTTTGTTATGAAGTTGTTAAAGCTAGATAAACTACCAAGAATCAGCGTTCATAAAACTATAGAAACAGGTGATCAACCTAGCTTTGGCGGATATAATCCAGAAGATGGTACTATACAACTAGCCCTTAAAGATCGTCATCCTGCAGATGTGCTTAGAACACTAGCACACGAACTAGTACACTTTAAGCAAGATCAGCAAGGTGAACTTGACGAACAAAGTGGTACTACTGGCAGTAATGAAGAAAATGAAGCAAATACTAAAGCAGGTATTATCATGCGTCATTTTAACAAACGCTTCCCGCAATATTTGGAATAATTTATGCGAATAAAAGAACTATTAATTAAAGAAGCAACAGCTGGCGCTACCAGCGCAGGTAATGTTGCAGTAGGGCCTGTATACAAAAATAAAGCAGGAAAAGCAGGTAAGAACAAAGACGGCACAGTAAAAAATGCTCTTGACATGAAGAACAATTTACTCACCGGCGGCAGCTTAAAACGATAAATATTACGATATTGGAGAATTCTCAAAATGCAAGATAACTTTCACCGCCCAGCAGATCACGAAGCAAAAATGGCTCGTGCTGACCTATTTAAATGCGCTCAATACAGCTTTAAGCTATTCAAGATGATTGGCGAAGACCAAGAGCTAGAAGGTTGGGTACAGGCTAAGATTACCAAAGCCGCTGACTACATTGCGTCTGTGTATCATTACATGGAATACGAAATGAAGATCAGTGAGTACGGTAGTGCTATTGAAAACAGCGATATGTATTCAGAAAGCATTCGTCGGGCATTTGCACAGAAGCTAACAGAAGCTAAGGTACAGGCTAAAAAGGCCAAAGCCGACATGAAAAAGAAAGAAGAAGACCTAGAAGAAGCATTTGATGACAAGGCCAAAGTTGGTGACAAAAAGAAAACTGCCACTGGTGAACTAGAAAAAACATCAACAGGTGTTAAGCACACTAATACCAGTTACAAAGATGACGGTGACTCTGAAGAAAAATCTGGCAAGGGTGTTAAGAGTCATGCTAAGTCACAATCAGCAGCTGAAAAGAAATCACAGGCTCCAAAACTAAAACAAAGTCCAAAGAGTGCCAAGACATGGGGCATGAAAGACAGCGAGAAATTCGACAACAGAGATAAAGACGTAAAGGAAGGCAGTATCCAGGGCGGTGTATGGACTGCTAATGCTCCTAAGAAAGGCGCACCTAATGTTCCGGTTCCAAGTCCAAACGAAGGACCAACATCATCTGCTAAACGACCAGTAAAGCCAGGAACAACTCCCGAGAAGGCCAAACTAGATCCACGTTACAAAACAGATCCAGCGTTCAAGAAAGAAGTCGACACTGCATCAAAAATTGGTGTTAAAGAAGGTGCTAAGCCAGACTTCTTAGACATCGACAATGATGGCAACAAGAAAGAAAAAATGAAAGATGCCGCTGCTAACAAGAAAGCAGGTCCTAAGAAAGGCGTTAATCCTTTTGCCAAAGTAAAAGAAACAGCAATAAGTGGTGCACCACAAAAATCTGGAATTCCAACGACAGCAACTACTACAGTACCAGGAATGAGAGCCACTCAACAAGATTTAAAGAAGGCAGGAGCAAGTGCAGCATTAGGTGAAGGAAAATGCAACCACACTGCTAAAGGCAAGGCATGCCCAGTACACGGTCTAAAAGAATGTGGTGGCACGTATGAAGGATCGGATAGTAATCCTCAACATAGTCATCAATATGATGTTACTATGAAACACGCCAAGAACCCAACAGTGCAACAGCGTATGGCTGCACACGATATTAAGCCTGGTGTAGCAGGCTATAGAGATCGTATAGATATGTTGAAAGACTTAGAGCGTACAGGCAAATTAAAAAGTAAGAATTAAATCATGGACATGAAGCGTATAATCCAAACAATAGACTCAGCTTCTAATAAATCTGAGATTATTAGCGAAGGCAGGGGACCGTTAAATCGTTCCACTAGTGCCGAGTCAATTGCCATGCAGCATTATACTGCTCCAGTGTTAAATGTAGCAGAAGAAGCAAAGCCAAGTATGATTGGCAAATATTTTGCTACTGTAGAACAAGAATTAAAAGAAGCTGCTGCTCGTCCTAACGAACGTGCTCGTCAACTAGCAGAACGTGTTATTGAACGTATAGTTCCCAATGCAGACGGATCATTACCTGATCCAAGCATTAATCGTCTAACAGGTAAACCAAATCCTCCAGCAGCCGAGCCAGCGCCTAGTAATTTAAAGCCAGGTAGTGCAACTGTTGAATACGGTGGTGCAACTTATAGTGTAAATGTTTTTGGTGACGGTATTAGACCAAGAATTGGTCGTAGTGATAAAGTTGTTACTGCAAAAGCCTATGTAGTTGGTGACAAAATGTATGTACTGTTAGATCCAACTGTACAAGAAGATAAAGATCCATGTTGGGACAGTCATAAGATGGTAGGTACAAAGAAAAAAGGTGGTAAGACAGTTCCTAACTGTGTGCCTAAGAAATAATTATGGACGAACTTAAAAAAGCAATGAAGATTGCATTTGCCAGTGAATATAGCTTTGCACTAAAAGCACAGAACTTTCACTGGAATGTAGAAGGACCATTGTTTCCACAACTACACATGTTGTTTGGTGACATTTACGAAGAAGTATATGAAAGTATTGATCCATTTGCAGAAAACATTCGCAAATTAGGATCATACACTCCTGCTAGCTTTGAGCGTTTCTCAATGCTAACACAAGTAGAAGATGAATTAAACATGCTTGAAGATCGTGCTATGATTGCAGAATTATTGCAAGATAGCGATAAAATGGTCAAACTATTAAAGATAGTATTTGATCTTTCTGAACAAGCAGGTGAGCACGGATTAAGTGACTTTATAGCAGCTCGTATGGATGCACATCGCAAACACAGCTGGATGTTAAGGGCTACGTCGAAATAATAAGAACACACTACCTTAGGACCTTTGCGTTTTTAAGTGTGGGGAGGCTGCTGCCCGCAGAAAGCGATTCGCTACCGTAGACTGCTAAGTGAGCATAAATATATTATAGAATATTTGGGGAACAAAATGGACTTAAAAGCATTAATGCAGAAGTTAGAGACAATCAATACAAAACAGATCGTTGCGGAATCTGTAGAAACAAAGAAAGTTATTACAGAATCAGTAGCACATGTTCGTTATTCTGCAGAACCTGTTTTTACTAGTTCAATTGCTCGCAGTCTTGCTGAAGAGTTTGGATATGAACTAGACGAAGCAGATCCTAATGATCCAATGAATACAGCAGCCGTTGCTGCTAACACTAAAGCAATGCAAGATGCTATAGCTAAAAAAGATACTGCTTCAGGTAAGGTAGTAGGCAGCGGAACTACACCTGCACCCGCTGCTGCTGGTCAAGCAGCAAGCCCTACAGCAACGGCACCTGCGGCTGCGGCACCTGCAGCTAAACCAGGCGTGTTTGATAGAGTTAGCACCGCTTTCCAAAAAAATAACGAAAAATTTGCTGCAAAACAAGCTGCTGATGCAACAGCTAACAGTCCAGAAGGTATGGCAGCTGCCAAAGCAAATCTAACAAAAAGTCAATTAGATTGGTTAGGTGATGCTGTACCAAGTCCAGAAATTTTAAAAAGAATGCCGGCGGCGGCACCTGGTGAAAAACCTGCTGGCGCGGCGTTCACTCCACCAGCAACTGGATTAGTTAGTGCTGATGGTAAACCTGTATTAGATGGTAGCGGAAAGCCGGTGGCTACTGGTTCAACAACAGCGGCCATGCCGGCAGCTACTGGTTCAACAACAGCGGCCATGCCGGCAGTAGCACCAGCTGGGGCAAAACCACCGGCTGGATCAGTTGATCCTAATGCTGGAGAACTTGGTGGTGCCGGGGCGGCAGCAGCTGGTCAAGGCGGAACTGCGGCGGCGCAGAAAGTTGCACCAGATGCAGCAGCACAGGCTGGCCGTATTGCTGATAGAATGGATGCTGAAGCAGGCGCAAATACTGCTGGCGCAGCGGCGCCTGGGGCAGCAAAACCGGACGAGCTTGCTAATATTAAAAAGAATGCTGGCGTTCCAGCAGCACCCACAGGAGTTCAAGCACAAGGCGATGACGATGGTAACACAATGATTACTCGTCC